AGCGCCGAGGACATCCGAAGCCTGGAAGGTTCTCAACGCTTTTGGGTGGAGGAGGCCCAGAACGTCTCAAAACGGTCTTGGGATATTCTGGAGCCAACCGTGTTTCGCCGTCCGGGAGCGGAGCTGTGGGTGAATTTCAATCCTCAGCTCGAGACCGATGAAACCTACAAGCGCTTCGTCCTGAATCCTCGCTCTCAATCCATCGTCACGCACCTGACGTATCGGGATAACCCCTGGTTTCCTGAGTTCCTGAAAATCCAGATGAATGATATGCGTCGCGCGGACATGGCATCCTATCTCAATATTTGGGAAGGTCAATGCCGCAGCTCAGTCGAAGGTGCCGTCTATGGGGTTGAGCTCAAGGAAGCCATGGATCAAGGACGCATCGATTCGGTGCCGTATGATCCTGGACGCCCGGTAGACACCTTCTGGGATTTGGGATATGGCGACCTGACTGCGATCTGGTTCGCCCAGTCCGTAGGCGCCTGGTATCATTTGATCGATTATCTGGAGGCTTCAGGACACTCCATCGAATGGTATGTGCAGCAGCTCCAGCAGCGTCCGTACGTGTATGGCGCCGATTATCTGCCGCACGACGCAGTAGACGCCATCATTCACCATCGCCTGGCGCAAGACAGGTCCCGATCCATCGAGATGATTCTGAGGCAGCTTGGACGACAAGTCAGAATCATTCCCAAGCTGCATGTTGCCGACGGCATAAATGCCGTTCGCACGATTCTGCCTGTAACGAGATTTGATGCCGATAAATGCTATGATGGGCTCCGGGCGTTGCGAATGTATCAATGGGGCCCACCCAGCGAGAACGGCATCAGCCGGCGAGAGCCGCTGCATGACAAATCCTCTCATGGAGCCGATGCCTTTCGAGGATTCGCACTGGCCATGAAGCATCCGCGGCCGCCGGCAGTCCAGAAGCCTCCCAGAATCGACCTCCGTTCATCCCCGGGCCAGGAGTTTTTATGGACTTAGAGAATCTCCGATTGCTGGGAGGGCGGATCCTGGTCGAGCGCGATCTTCCGCGAGGGGAACATCGCGGCATCATCCTGCCAGAACAAGCTCGAGAGGATCAGGACAAGGTGTTCACAGGTCGTGTGATCGCAATCGGTCCGGGAAGCCGCTCCAAGGACGGAACAAGGATGCCACTACCCGTTCATCCGAATGATCACGTGGTTTTCGGATTCCTGGATGGAGAGCCTATTTCAATGAATGAGCGTATCATCATCATTGAGGAAGAGGAGGTTCGGGCTGTCCTATGCCAGCAGCCAGTATCAAACAGCGACGCCTGATGGCTATCGCCAAAAATCATCCGGAAGATCTCTATAAGCGCAATCGCGACATGGCGAAGCTGCCCCAATCCATGCTTGGAGATTTCGCAAGGACTCCTGAGAAGGATCTGCCATTGCGAAAACACCGTAAAAAGAAGTGACTGTTCCTGATTCCGAGCAGGAGCTATCCGGCTCCAATTCCGATCTGCTGAAGCGCATCCGCGACACCTACGCGCGGTATCAGGCGGCCTGGGCTGATCAGATCGAAGCCATCAAATGCGACCAGGCGCTAATGGCCAACCGGCCATTTACTAGTCAGGAGATCCGGCTTCGCGGATTGAATCGTCCCCTGGTGCTGACCGAGAAGCTATCCCAGTATACCAACCAGGTCATCAACCAGTTGCATCAAAATCCGCGGGGCGTGAATTTCTCCAGCCAGGATCTTGCCGCGGGACGCGACTTTGCCGCTAAGCGCGCCAGCATGGCTCGCGCCATAGAACGCGACTCTGATGCGCAGGCGGCATATAGCACAGCCTTTGAGCATGCTGTCGCCTATGGCGGCATTGGCTTTATCCGGCTCTTCCAGGAGTACGAAAGCTTCGATAGCGATCAGCAGGTTTTGCGTATCGGCAGAGTGGCCAATCCCTTGAGCATCCTGCCAGATCCAAACTCTCAGAAGATCGACTTTACGGACATGCGCCGCTGTTTTGTGCTGGAACGCATACCGCATGAAGATTTTCGCGCTGAGTATCCACGCGCCCAGATCAAATCATTCAGCAGCGAGCTCCAGCGCGAATACCCCGGATGGATCGGGGATCGCGATCTCACCATAGCCGAATTTTGGGAAGTGGCGATCTCTCCAGACACGCTGCTCATTCTGCCATACGGAAAGAAGATTCGCCTCTCGCAGCTTCCAGCGGACAGCAACTTTCAAAAAACAGGTGACCGCGACGGCCTGATCCAAACTCTTGGGGCTCCTGATCTTCCGGTCCGCTGGATGGATATCAAAGTGCCATCCACCACTCAATACGTGACGAACGGAGTGGAGATCCTGAAGCAGACGCCTTGGCCGCTTCCGCGTATACCGATTTATCCTGTGGTCGGCCGCGAGCAGTGGTTTTATGACAACGGAATCCTGAAGCGAGTCTTCGCCTCCATGATCCGCTATACCGCCTGGTCGATCAAGGGTATGGCTTATGTCCGCTCACTCCAGGTCGAGCTCGCCCAAATGACGCCCAAGACTCCCTGGGTGGCGATCGAGGGCCAGCTTGAGGGTTTTGAGGAAAAATGGGCCAAGGTCCACACGGAACCGCAGGGATTTCTCTACTACCGTGGTCTTCTGGAGGGCTATGGCCAGGCGCTCCTGCCAGAGCCAAAACGCCTCCCCTATGATCCGCCAATCGTGGCGCTTGAGGCACTGCACCAGGCCTTTGAGCGCGATCTGCAAAGCGCTCTTGGGATGTATCGCGCTTCAGTGGGTGATGAGACCGGGACTGCCAGCGGCGTAATGGCAAAAGTTCTGGATACTCAAAGCGATCAGGGAGCCAGCCATTTCTTGCACAATCTGCATCTGAGCATTGAGGCGCTCTGGACCGACATAAACGAGATGATGGATTGCACCTACGATACGGCCAGGTGCGTTGCCGGCATTGAGCCGGATGGCACATCCAGCGTCATTGCTCTCAACGACCCTCAGAACCCGGATGCGTTGCTGATGAATCACGGGAAGTTTAAAACTTCTATCTCCGTCGGGCCGTCAATGGAATCTGAGGCAGATGACGCCAAAAACCTGATGGCTAGCCTGCTGGCGATTCCTGGAGTGATGGAACGGGCCGGAGATCTTATCGTCAAGCTCGGTGGTAAGGGTCCCATCGTAGATCAGATCGCCGAGCGCTTCGCTCCTCCAGATGCAGGAGAAGCTACGACTGAGCAGCTCACAGCTCGGATAGAAGGCATGAAACAGGAGCTTGCCATCGTGCGCGGTCAACTGGATCAGGCCGTGAGCGAGCTGGTGGCGCGTAAATTTGAGACGGACTCCAAGGAATACATCGCCCTGATCAATAACGAGACCAAGCTGGCAATCGAGCAGCTGAAGCTGGATGCCGCCGCCGCTCAAAAAGATATTGACGCGCTGCTCGCCCAGATCAACGCGCGTCAGGCGGAATTGCACAGGCAGCAGCTATTGCCAGCGCCGCCAACTGCGCAAGTTGCTGAAGGTGCTCAGCCGTCAAATGGAGGCTTGACAGAATTTTAGAAAAGGAGTAATCTGAATGGCAGACGAAAAAAAAAGTGCGGAATCGTCACCCGCCGCGGAACCAGAGTCCAAAGTTGCATCCGAGGATGTCGATTTTTCGACATTCGAGGTACAAACGAATGACAGGCTTCGACGAAAAGGCAGATTGCCTGATCCGGAGCCACCGCCAAAGCCGATACCGGCGGAACCGGCACCCGCGCGCGTCTCAGTCCCGGATGATACGTCATCCCAGAGACTGCTGACAGGCGAAGATGTCGCCGAGATTGTGGTACAGGCCCTTGAGCGATCACGCCAGGATAAGCCTCCAGAACCAGAGCAGCCGGACCCCAAGCCGGACCTGGCCGATCCGGCCTATCAGACGTTTGCGGACTACCTCAGGGCCAGTGATGCCTGGCACCAGCGACAGCTTGAACGAGCCAAAAAAGAGGCTGAGCTCAGCGGCCGCACTGCCGGCGCGAAGGAAAAAGAGGATGAGATCACCAACACGCGGCGTTTTGAGGAGCTCAAGGCAAACTGGGAGAGCCGCGAGAAAGAAGTGCTCAAGCGCCACCCGAATTACCTTGAGATCAAGAAGGAGCTTGAGGACACGAAACGGTTCCCGTTCAACCAAGCTGCCTTCGAGTACATTTTTAAGTCCAAGATCGGCCCGGATATCGCGGTCTACTTCCATTCCAATCCGAATGAGTGGAAGGAGCTCATTCAGCAGGAGCCCGATAGTATACGGGTGGATCTGCGCTTGTTGGAGCGGGAGCTTATGCGCAGCATGACTGCGCCGCAGGCCCCGGAGGCGCCGGTTGTATCCAATGCCCCGCCTCCCATTTCGCGCCTGGGATCCCGTGCGCCAGCGGGCGATCCTCGTGAGCTGGCCATTCGGGAAGGGGATTACGCTGTGTTTGAGTCCCTCACAAATTCCAGTTTGATTAAAAAACGACGCGGCGGTTAAGGAGCCGCCTGGATCATGGCAAATACGTATTTGACAACGCGCTGGATGACAATGGATATCTTGCGGGTGCTGAAGGGTGCCGGCACTGTCTATCCATCGTTCAACACCACCTACAACAAGGAGCTCGACAAGGAGTATCCCGTAGGGACCGAGTTCGACGTGCCGCTGCCGTTCAGCTTCGCAATTCGGGATGGTGAGCAAATGGCCACCCAGAACGTGATTCGCCGGAAGCGCACAATCCGCATGGATTCTCCGTTCGGTGTGGATTTTGACTACACCGGATTTGATCGTGCGCTGAAAATGAACCGCGGCGAAGACATGTTGAGGAAGGAGTTTACGCAGCCCGCCGGCGCGCAACTTGCGGATGAGCTGGACTCCAGGCTTTGCCGTTTTGCCTACCGCAGCGTTCCCAACATCGCCGGCGCTCTCGGAACAGATCCCAGTACTATCAATACGTATCATCTGGCGCAACAGCGCCTGGAAGAGTACGGGTGTCCAGAGGGCGAGCAGCGCAATTACATCACCCCACAAGCCGCTACAGCGCTCATGAACACCTCGTCCACGTTGTTCAATCCGAATGACGACGTTGAGGACATGTGGAGAAAGGGCAAGGTCGGCTCGCTCTCCGGGGCCAAGACGTTCACCAGCGTGAGGCTTGCGCGGCATACTACCGGCATCGTCACCAGCGCTGCCGCCCTGACAGTCAATGGCAATGTGGCAAACGGCGCAACCTCCATTTCCATCAACTGCACGGCCGGAGATACATTCGCTCAGTATGAGCGTATCTCTATCGGGGGATGCTTTGCCGTCCATCCTCGCGCCCGGCGCTCTTTCGGGAGCGCATTGGGGAACCAAGCTGTCTTTATCGTCCAGCAGGCCGTGACGGCCTCAGGCACGACAGCCACATTGTTGCTGGACCGCGCTATCCGTGGCCCCGGCGATCCCGACCAGAATGTTGACGCGCTGCCCATCAACAATGCTCTCGTCACACGGTGGCCGGGAACAACCATCGCGGATGGTGCGTCGGTTACCGGCACCGTAGGCCTCCGGCTGCACGGAGATGCATTGGCGCTTGTGTCCGCCAAGTTGAAGCTGCCGACCCAAGTCGAGTTTGCCGAACAGGCCCGGGACCCGGATACCGGGATTTCCATCAGCATCGTGCAGCAATACATGATCGAGAAGTACACCTACCCGACCCGCATGGATGCGTGGATTGGGAACGGCCCCCTGTATCCGGAAAACTGCGCCGTCTGCATCCTGTGCGCATAAAGGAGACACAATGCAACAGACCACTCTTAACGTAGCCGCCTCCGCTACCGACAAGTTCGTCACCGTGGCATCCACTGCCGGCATGACCGCCGGCTCCACGGTCCTGCTCGTCGATGACGAGCTAATGGAGACTATTGATATTCCCGTCTCGGGCACAGTCGAGGTAAGACGCGGAAAAAACTCTCGCGCTACGAAGCACGGCGCCGGACGAGTCGTATATTTTGGACCGGCGGATGAGTTCGGAGCAACCGGGGCTCAGTATGATCCCAGGTTTGCTACCGGCCTGACCTTGCAAAAAACTTCGCGTGTCGAGCTGACGACGGCCGGCAACCTCACCTACACCCCCGGCCAGATTCTCGGCGGGTTCATCGGTCGCGATTGCAATGGAGG